CAAGCTTTTAGTAATAGCAGTTTTATCTCTTGTAATGTGATAGTTGGCATCTTTAGTTGCTGATGGAGTTACATCTGTATCCCATACTAATTCTGTGTTTTCGTATGCCTTCAAAATTTTGTGTGTTTTATCCCATAGCGGCATGTAGTCTGTGCCTTGACCAACGGTTTCTAAAACGTTTCTTTCATAGTAAAATCCTCTAAACACGATTTCGTCAATAATGGCTCTAGCCAGCTTTTCATATTTTACATAGTTAGCCTCTTCTCCTGAAGGAGCAATTGAAGCTGGGTCAACGTATGGCCTTTTAATGTTTAGATTATCTTGTACAACTATCTCTCCATACTCTCCAGAGTTATCTTCATAAATAGTTACTGGATAGCTACCGTCATAGTCTACAAAAAATCCATTAAGGTCGTAAGTAATTTTTGAGTTAGAGTCTGATGTTGCGTTAACAGTTAAATCAAGATTGGTGACGCTGTCTTCAAACAATAGGATATATTCAGTGTTTGGATCTGGAACGTCAAACTCAATAGTGATTGGATAAGGGGCAGTTCTTAAAATATCCATTTTTATTTGTCGTAGTGGCTTAGCATTTCTTCTGCTGTGGCAATTCTTACAGCTTTATGCTTAATCCATTTTTCGACATCCTCCTTCGAAACAATGTTGTAACCAGCTCTAAGCCTACCCACCTTATTCTGGAATAAGTTTTTACTTGAGTACAATGGAACTAAGTCTGTGTCTTTGTTAGTATTATCCATCATATTTCTCCTACTTAATTATAACAGAATATAAAAAAGGGGAGCAGCCAAACGACCGCTCCCCTTTAATTATTTAGTTTTTAGGAATCTGCTGCTGCATCTGCATAAGCAACTGCATCTAGCTCTTCCCACTGTAGTCCAAAGCGAACGAACACGGTGTACTCAATTGTGTCCTTCTTTGGCTGGTACTCACGATTCACAGTAATGTCACGCTGGAATCCCCAAATACGGTTGCTTGGGAATGTTAGGTCAACGTAACCTTCTGGGTAGTAAGGTACCTCCAAAACGGGGACACCGAGAACACGAGTTGTGCGAGCGTTGCCGAGAGTCTGTCCGTCACCATTAATGTATGACTGACGAGTAGCCTCGGTTGAACCAACTGCCTCGAACAATGTTCCGTTGTTACGAACAATGCCTGCGAAAGCCTCGGTACCTGCGTAGAACTGAAGTCCTGAACGCAATGCACGATACTTCCTTGGTAGGGTACGAATAATGGTCTCCATTACTTCTGGAGTCCACTCGTTGTCTGATACAGTGGCAACTGCCTCATGAGCATCTGAACCTGCAGTAACTTTGTTAACAAAGCCCTCCATGATTGAAAGGAATGTTCCAGTGGAACCGTCTCCGTTGATCGCAAGGTCCTCGATGTCATTTGCAAATGCATTTGTCATCAAACGAACCAAGTGGTCTTCCAGAGCACCTCCTTCAATATTGTCTTCCAGTGCCTCAGTTGAGACCTCCCAGTCAAGACGAATCTTCTTTGTAGTCAATTCGACCTTACTGAAAGTAGCACCTGCGTTAGTAAAGGCTGGGTCTGCCTGGTTAGCTGCACGAATGACTCGCTCTCCAACATTCACCTTTTCTAGTTCCATGGTGTTTGCTCTCATAGTAACTCTTCGTCCATCTTTAGCGAGAACTGTTCCATCCCACACGTAGTCGATAAAACGGCGAGCTTGCTCTGGAGCAAGGATACCACCAGGTGTACCAGTAGGGTTCACAGCGTTTGGACCAGATGTAACTCCGAACTCTGAAGTAGCAATGTTTCCAAGGCTCTCAGCAGGACTTAGGTTACCGTCAGGACCAGTTGCAGTGGCACCTCCGACACCTCCAGACGCAAACGAACCGTCACCGTTTATTTCAGCAGTTGAGTTCGATTCACTACCTGGATAGTTTTTTTCGATATCTTTTTCTTGTTCCGACATATATTTCACCTCCTAGCGAATTTAGTTAAATAGGTCGGTATTTGTGAGGAAACGACCGCCCCATAGGGATTTTTGAACCCTTGCGGGTTCCTGAACGATCTCGCCTAGATCGCCAGATTTACGGAAAGCAGTATCTTCTTCTACAGCGTCTACACGCTTTCCAAACTCATCAAACGTCGTCTTGGTTTCAGTTAGCTCGCTTTTTACAGACTGTAGCTCACTGTTGGCTTCACCAAGAGATTTCTTTAGCTCAGCGACCTCATCACTAAGCGTTTTAACGACAGATGATAGATCGCTAAAGGCTGATGAAAGACTGTCTTTTAGGTCATTTACGACCGTAACAGTCTCATCTGACTTGGATACCTCTGCGGTAGCCTCATCATCAGATTTCTTGGTTGAAGACTTGGATTTAGATTTCATCTCTTCCTCGTCCTCTTCCTCGTCATCTTCTTCTTCCATATCGCCGTCTTCCATTTTTTCTTTGTCCTTATATCCCTTTTCTACGGACTCATCTGGAGTTTCGGCTTCTGCCTCTGGAGCGACCTCTTCTGATTTCTCCACTGCAACTTCTTCAGTTGCGGCTTCTGTATTTTCAGTCATAGGACTTACCTCCTTGTCAATCTTAGAAGAACTAATGCCTTTAGCACTATCTACTAAGAATTTTATTGCTTCAGAATTATCTGAATCTGTTGTCTCAACAAAACCTATATTCTGCATTGTCTTGCCAGATGTAGGACTTAGTGCAGAGTCTGACTCAGAAAGCATTACGATGTCGTTTTCTGAATCCCAGAACACATTTGTAATCTGAGTTTCTGCTGCGATACCTTTTGCTACTGTGTCTCCTGCTACCTTTTCGATTGAAACAATATTGGCAAACTGATTGGCTGGGTTGTCGACTAGGGAGAGTTCGTGTAGGTCGTATTCTTTAATTACTCTGACAGACTTATCCATACTTTCGTCAATGTCGTCATCATACTTAGTTATGTTACCCCCGATAGAAAATCCAGAATATGTCCCATCCATAACCTTTTCCCATGCGTCCTGTGCACCCTTAGAAACATATGCGGATACGTAGACACCCTTGTAAAACTTTTTGGATGTTGGATCAAAATAACGATCTTCTTTAAAAGAGACGATTCTTCCAACCGCTGAGGGTTGGTGCATTTCTCTTAGGTTACCCCTAAACTTTGAAAAAGCATCGAGACTTGCCTGGGTCGAAACAATGTCTCCTTGCTTGTCGACGTTGTCAAGCGTGGCAAAACCTGAGACGGTTCTACGCTCAACGTCAATTTTTGCGATGGGCATCGAGAGGCGAACATTGTTGCCCTCAGTGACCCAGTGGGCTTTGTTGATATTCATATCATTCCAATTATAGCAAACATTTTACAGTTTTGTAACGTTTTTGTATCTTTTATTCAGAAGATCTTCCCTCGCCTTGTGGATTACGACCTTCAAGGGTTGCTTCTCCGTCAGACTGGTTGGCTGTTCTATCTGAATCTCGCTGTCTGGTTTGCTGTGCATTTGCTCTTGCATCTGCAGATCTTCTAGCTCCCAGCTCAACAGGGTTGTCCCCGTCTACTCTCTGTGGTAAGTCAAGTAGGTTTCTTGCTTCGTTGGGGACCATCACTTTGTTCCTGACGTAACGCTCAATAATTTGTGACTGTGCGATTTCATCGGTAAGTGTTAGCTCATTAAACTTAAGCTCTACTATGTCTGTCTTTTCTTTAATTATCTTGTTAACAATCTTTTCTAATGTGCGTTGTGCTGGTCTTGCTACCTGCTCTTTAAACGTACGATCTTGTGATAAAGCTGCAGAGATTGATGAAGAATCAGAACCTCCCAATTTAGAAATAGGAACTTGATGAGCAGTCAGGATATCGTCACGATTTTGTTTACGATATTCTTTGAAAGATCCGTCTTGAATTCCATTCTCAATAGGCTCCATCTTAAAGTCTACTTTGTTTCCCTCGCTGTCTCCAGGAAGAGGGATGTATAGTGTTCTGTGTGACTGAGCCTTTAGGTTAGTCTGTAAAAATCTAAACATTTTATCTTCAGCATCTGCAGAAAGTTTGGCACCTTTAAGAGTAATTACGTATCTTGGTACTGCCTTGTTTCCAAAGTAGTCAATGTTGTACTGTGAAGCAAGCTGATCACCAATAGCAGAGTTAAGGGCAGACATAATATCTGGTACACCATAAAATGTATTTAGAGGAGAGTATTCTTTGATGTGAATAATTTCATTTGGTCTTGGGTCATTAGTAATTGGATTTCTATTAGATGCCCCGAAGTTTCTAAAATAAACAATCTTGTTTCCAATAATTTGAACAAAACCGTCACGCAATCTTCTAACACGAATAGTAGTAGCTGGAATATGCCCTACATAACCAATCTCTCCATTTGTTTTACGACCCACCTCAATAAAGCCGTTTCCAGTTGCCTGAACATCTGTGTAAACCTTTTCCATAGTAGTGGTAAATGTGTCGTCTTCGTTTAAGCCTTCTAACCAGTCTTTAACTTCTAATTTTAGTCTTTCAATTCTGTTCCTGGCCCTTTTAACTGCTGCAGCATCTTCACGCATCTCAATTGCTCTTTCAGTGCGATCAGTAGCATCAAAGTAATATCCTAAACCTACAATATTTTCTACTTTGGCATCAATAGCTGCGTGATTAGCAAAAGATTTGTCATAGTAATGAGCAAGTTCGTATAAGTTATAGGGTGGGGTAATAACGTCAAAAAGGCCGTATCCGTTGCGATAAACATCTCCAGGATTAATTTGTTTTGATCCAGCGTCATCTCCAGTAGCAACTGCATTAGCTGAATCCAAATATTGAGGAGTAGCATTTAACTTATTGATCTGCCTGCTTGTTCTTCTTTTAAAGTTTGGGTCAATGCCGCTGAGGTCTTTAATCTCATCCCAACTTTTGTTAAAAATATCTTGAGCCTTAAACTCATTTTCCTCTTCTGGAATTGTATTTAACTTGGCTGGTATGTACTCTTCGTAATCACTCATCTGCTTCGTAAGCATCCCTTCCAATATTATCTAAAGTTTTTTGTGCATCCATGTAAGCTCCTGCATCATTTTCTGATGGGATTAGTCCTTGAGACATTCTGTCTACCTGCTCAGAATGTGTTTCATCGCTTACCCTGGTTAGTCCTGGCACAAAAATAGCTTCTCCGTCTCCTGCATCACCGTTATACTTAGCTGCAGAGTACAGTTCGTTAATTTTGGAAAAGTCTCCTTTAAGAGATGGGATGTTTAAGACTCCGCCTTCACCGTCAGTAAAGTACGATCCGTCAGCCTTTTTATAAACGTATAGGCCCCAACCATAGTTATCTTCGATGATTTGTCTTCTGACATTGCCAACTTTTGATAGTAAGTCTTTATCCATATACAACAGTATACCATATTAGACAGGTGTTTGTACAGTTGTAGACCAATCAATGTCAGTATAAATTCTGTATTCGTCTGGATCTAACACGACACCTTCGATATTATCGTCGACAACAATCCTGTCGGAAATGACTGACTGCTTATAGATATCTGATGGGCTTGTTTCAACAACCTCTTGTACGTTAACAATTTTAGTGCTAGCCCAAGTTTCTTCATCCCAGTCTCCCCAGGTTAAAACATTGTCGTTTGAATCCTCTTTAACTCTTCCCCAAGCCCTGGTCAGAACGTTTTGGCGAATAGCAAGGTTTGTTGACAAGTAGTAAGACACGTTGTTATAAATCATGGGGCCATTAAGATCAATTTTTCCACTTACTAGGCTAACGTCTAGTGGCTGAGGAAACCCAACGCCTAAAACTGCCCACTCTTCGTTAATAATATAAGGAGTCTTGACGGCACGACCGTTGAGGTAATACTCTATTCCAGTAACGATTGCGTTTGTTGTTCTTGACCTTGCAACAATTGATCCTCTTTGTAAACTAAAGTCTCCCTTTACGAAAAAGTCAAAAGTATCGTTTTTATGAGTAATTGAGAATATTGGGATTTCTTCAACAGGGAACACTCTTTCTGAAAATCTAAACCAAAGTTGTACGGCACTAATCTCAAACTCGTCTGACTGTTGATCGTTAACGGGAAGGGACAATCCTCTATCTACAAATGGGCTAAAATCTCCCCTAACTCTCCAACCTGAGTTTCTTGTAAGGTAGAGGTATGGGGTGCTGTTTTTATACAAAGATATTGGGTTCTTACCCTTAAAGTCAAAATATGGTCCAGATTTTGTATAAGGAAGTATAGGGTTTCCAAACTTGGTGCCAATAGGGGTAAAGTCTTTTCTATCTAAAACATTAGAGGCTATCTGAAGGTTTCTAAAGTTTACGGGGTGGTGAAGTATACCCTCAGATTTAAACTCAAGGTGAACAACTACTGCTAGGTTATCAAAGTTTACGGGATTCCCGTCTGGGGTATTTTGCGGAGGATAAACAATAGTTCCATTTACTATTTCATATGCTGTATTGTCCCAATTATTATTTTGCACATCTGGGTCTAATGTTCCACGTACCCTGGAAAACTCTTGATTGCTAAACTGAGTTAAATGCTTGTTAGCACCATTCTTGATATACTGAAAGCTTAAGAAAGATCTAACTCCTGCGTTTGTAGTTTCGTAGTAGTAATACTTGTCAGAGTCCTCAGAAAGGTCCTGATAGTCCTCGTATGACGTGTAGAAGGTGTTTCCTAGGATTGCATAGGAAAGTCGTACAGGATTTTCGTATTCGTTTTTTAAGTCTTCGTATGTCCATGTACTAGTTGTTTCTTCAGAATTAATCTCCAGTGCTTCTGGATAGTCTAGGTTAATTTGCAAAAAGTCTAAGTCATAAAAACGTTTTCCCTCATAGTCTGTTACGTACTTTCCAAAATATGAAAGTGGTATGTAATCTTCCCAATATCCAGAAACGGCTATATCTGCAAAAAAGATATTGTATTTATAAAATGCTTTAAGGGTATAATTGGCTGTATGTCCCATTAAGATGGGCAGAGAATTAATTCCCAAGATGCCTGAAGAATCGTAAAGAGATTTTGTCTTTACTGAATTGTATTCTGCGTCAAACCCTACTCTGTAAATTTTTCCTGTAAAAGTGCTTGATAAATCCCCTGCAATAAATACCTGCAGCTCGTCTAAATTACCAAAAAGTCTTCTAATATTGTTAGCAGAGGTGGTATTAATTAAGTCTATGTTTACTCCAACAGTAAATCTTTCATCTGCAACAATTGTTTTTGTATCTAGATTTGTAGTTTGTCCCTGACTTGTAAAATCATAACTTACGGTTGTTCCGTCAAGAGATATAACAAAAGTATCTTTAGTGTTTTTATTTTCTAATCTAATTAAAGTTTCGGATGAAGCATTACCGTCTGATTCTAGAACTGCGTAAAAACTTTTAACATTTTCGGTGAGGATGTCTAATGAGTCAAAAAATATGTGTCCATTAACATTGTCCCATTCTGAATTAGGCCTAAAAGTTAAGGATAGGTTATCCTCTGAGTTTGACTGAGAGTCGTACCATTGTTGTATGGTTTTGTCACCTAGTTCAAAAGTTGGCAACGAGTAGTCTGGTAAAGTTAGAGAGTCAGAGGTTGTATTTACATTGCTAAAGTATGACTGTTTCCAGTTTGCAAAATCTGGATAGTTGTAGTTAGAGGAATAGTCTGCAAACGCATAATCGTTAAAGGCTGTAACTGCGTTTAGAGAAGAGTTTGTCTGCTCTGGAGGAACCACTGCTTGTCCCCATACCCACCTTCTTTTGGCAACTTCAGGGGCAACGGCATAAGAATAAATTGCATAAGAGTTAACACTAATAGGATCTACGTCTTCATAAGCATAAAATCCAACCCAGTCTTGATCCTTTCCCTCTTCGGATGTTCTTTTTGGCAAAACAATTCTGTTTCTATTAATTGGAATAGAAGCTACTTCTTCTCCATTTAAAAGTAACGATGCACTAGTCTCTAGAATTCTTATGTGAATAAGCATTGGCCTAAACCACTCACCTACATAATGAGAAGCGTACTTATTGTCTACGACTAGAGTCAAGAATCCGCCCTCGACATATAGTCCATCATTACTGGATATAGGTCCGAATATCTTTCGTGGGTCAGCGGCATCTGTGTTAATCCTTAGCCACATTTCTGCAGTGTAAACATTGTTTCTGCCTGCTTCGTTTAAGAATCCAAAACCAGGAAAAATTAACGAGGGTAGATCATCCTGTAAAGTATTCCTGGTAAGCTTAGTAATTGTTTCAGAGCCATAGACAATCGGGATACCAAAATTAGTAGCAAATAATGAATTAAGAACTCCTAAGTAATATCCTGGAGAAACATTAGAGGTATATGGCAATGCCTCTGCTCCAAATAGACCGCTAGGTAAATTTATGTCAGTTGGCAATGCTGGCAAGTCTGTTCCAATTGAGCTTTCGTGAAACTCTTCGGACCAAGATGCAAAAGAATATCCATTAATAAAAAAGTCATAATCTTCAATTGCTCCGCCATTGTCCATTTCAACCTTAATAAATAAAGCTACATCTGTTGGACCTTCAGGTGGTAAGGGAAAAGTAGATGCAAGAAAATGCCACTGATCTGTAGAAAAGTTTGATAAATCTTGGGTAAACGATATCTCTTGCGGAGCACCAGTATTAGAATCTGTGAAGTTATACCCAAAAGATATGCTTTTAGCAAAAGGAGTATCTAAATATAAATGAAAAGATATAGCGGTGCTTTCTCTTTCTTCGTCAAGGTTGTTTCTTTGAAAAATGTACCCGCTTTGTAGTGTAACGTCAAAGTCTGATTCAAACTCAGTAGCAGAAGAAAATTTAAACACTCTATCTTCATTAATAGGAATGTTGCCTGGAGACTCTGAGGTTATTTCTACATTTGAATTATTTACATTCCAGGTGGTTGTAAAATTTCTTTGACCTTCTTGTAAATATGATAGATAATCTACTTTGTCATTAAGCATCCAAATAGCAACGGGGTGCTCAGAGTTAACCTTTTCAACATATAGGTTAGATAGATTAGTCATTGTAAGACTATTTTACCACAGTTAAGCCTTGAGTTTCTCTAACTGTTGCTTGTGTACCTCGATAGCTTGCTGTAAAATAGCCATGCTTTGTTTGGCCTTCTCTACCTGATCTTCTGCTCCTAAAGCTTCTGCAGTTTGAATATTAAGAAAGTGCTGGTAAGCTTCTGCTGCAAATTGCTGTATTCTAGCTTCTATAAGTTTAATTCTTTGGTCTTGCGACAGGTGTTCTGAAAAATTATCGTCCATAGCTATATTATAGCATTAATAAGCGATTGATTCAACTATGCCTGAGCCTCAACCCATGTTAGCTTAGCAGACGTTCTTGTTGGATTTCCTGTTAGCCTAGAAGCTACTACAGTGAGAATGTCTGGGCCGTCAGGGAACACACTATCTCCACCAAGAATTGAGTTTGAAAGCTCAAACAATGAAGCAATGTCTACTGTAGTAGTACCCTTGTCATCATTTTCTCCACCTTCAGCTTCAAAGTTGTAAATCTGAATACCTCCAGAAATTGTGTCCTGTTGGGTGTGCTCAATAATGTCCACCAAAGAAGGCTGATCATTAGAAACGAATCCAAGGTTGTTCAATCTTCCATTAAGAATAAGCTTAATTTCAACAAGCTCATCGGTAGAAATACCAATCTCTTGCATTCTC